ACGTAACCGTAGCTTGTTTGTCTGCCGGTTGGTGGTTGTTTTTTATTTTTTTGTTTTGTTTTGTTTTGGGGCGTGTCGTTTGTTTTGTTTGTGGTATGGTATAACTATCAACTTCAAGGGAAAGGAAAAATAAAATGATGACTTCAAATATGACTTTCAATGAAAAGAATGGACTGCTGACCACTTTGTGGGATGACCCGTCCGTGACACTTCATGGCGTCAAGGACGGTGTCACGAGTTCGATTGACCGTGATCAGGCCGTTGATGATTACGGAGTGGCTCAGTATGATTCTTACCGGTTTCTTCTGCCGTATGAGACAGATGATCGCCCATTCCTGTTTTCTGCTGAAGACTTGGAAACGTTTGCTCGGACGTGGTAATAAATAAAGCCCCTAGGTTATTAACCTAGGGGCTTATTTTATGCTGTCAATTTAGGTGAATACGAGATACCATGCGGACTTGTCTGCGGGTGCGAGTGCGATGTATCGGGTTTTGCCTGAACCGCCTACGTAGTGTGCCCAAATGTATCCGTCTGCGATCACACCGCCTTCGGATAGGTTGACTGTTTGTCCGTAGTGGTATTGGGCGACTATCTGTGCTGATGTGGATGGTGCGGAGCGTACGTTGAGCACGTCTACGTTGACTTTGTAGGTTCGGGGAATGATTGTTGCGTTATTGGTTGCCGGTGCTGGCGCGGGCGTGTTTGCCGTGCGGGGGTGGAAGTAGCCGATAATACCGTTCTTGGTGAGTGTCACGTATCCGGCCCTGTTGGGGTTCTGCGACATGGTTTCCAGGGTGCCGTTGCCGTTGTCTCGTACCACAATCGCTACGTGGTTCATGCCGTTGCCGTTCCAGAAGGCCACGTCACCGTAAACCGGAGTGTAGGTGCCCGCTTCGCGGATGAACGTGTTTTGCAATGCTTTGGAGCGGTCGTATCGTTCAGTGTAGACGCTTGCGGCGTATCCGTCTACGGTGTTGGTGTCGGCGGCTGGGATGCCGTATACGGTGCGGGCGTAGTTGCTCCATAGGTCCCAGCATTGCCCGCCGTATGCGCCGTCCATGTCGATGATTTTGCCGTTGACGTTGTTCATCCATTCTTGGATATTCATGTTAGTTTTCCTTCCTATGTTTGGGGGTAGTGGTGTTTGCGAATACGCTCATGAACGGGGCGTCTGCCAGTTCTGGGTTGATGGCGGTAATGTTTTCCAGGATGGACGTAAGTTCGATGAGGCTGATGCCGCCGACCGTGCATACGAATACGCTGATCGGCAGTCCAAGATCTACATGCAGATTGATCATGTCCACGAAATAGGCTACCAAGGTGAGCATGAGGTAGGCGAACTTATGCCATAACCCCTGTCGCATTTTCTGGGAGCTGAGCGTGTCGTTTAAGATGGCTTTTGCAACGCCTGTCACGTAGTCCACAATGATAAAAAAGACTACCGCGAACACACACCACACGTCGGTTGCTGTCATTATCATATATTATCCTCTTTACTTTCCTAACAATTCACCTATGATCAGTCCAAAGTCGGCCTTGACCTGTGAATCATCGAATCTAATTTTTCCGAGCCGGTAGCCAGTGGTTAGCCGTCGTATGATATCATCTGATTTTTTGACGTACCATGTTTTTTCGTCTACATGGTTGGGGTCTAACGTGTAGACGGGTCTTGTATTGTCTTTGGGTATGCGCCGTGAAACATATTGTGAAACATGCCCGTCGCGTTCGGACACGGAAACCCATATTCCGAACCGTGCATAGTCGGTGGTGTCCAGGATGTATGAGAGTTCGCCGTCGCTCGGTATAGGCGCTAGCAATGTGTCTGACTCGTCGCGGAATTTGTTTCTGATCGCATAGTCGGCGTAGTCGCTGTCGTATTGCTCAAGGAATTTGCCGAACTTGGATTGTGCGACTTTCGCGCTGAATCCGCCATAGTCGGCCAGTTCGAGACATACGAATCCACCGCAATACAACTTGTATTGTTGCTGGTTGGTTTGCTGGGAGCCAATGTCGAGCCGGTATTTCGCGAAATACGGATTGGCCTTTTGAACCGCGTTCGAGAGGAATAGTACTTTTGTCCTATCCTGCCACCTGTCAACCGTATTGTAGAATTCGGAAAACGAGTTTACCTCATTGCTTAAGAATCGCAGGTTGTCGGGGAATATCTCGTCGAATATAATCAAGTGCACTTTAGGGTAGGCGACTGATTTCAATCCGCCAGCTTGTGAGAGTGCTACGAAATAACAGCATGTCCGCCAGTCCTTTTCGTCCCATGACGTCTTATGCAATTGCCCTTTTTCACCGTTGACACGAAATTCGTAGGAAGGGAAAAACTCTTGAATGTCCTTGAAAAACGTCTCTTTCCTATGCTGTTCCACGTCTGTGCGACGCAGGTAAATGAACTCGTGGCCGTGCTTGATGTATTCCTTAATGCCGTATCGTTTGGCGGCGAACGTTTTGCCGAGTCCGCGTGCTCCGATTATGAAATTCCACGGGGCGTTTCGCGTCAACAGATTGTGCAAATCGTAATAGTCATGTTCGTCAAGCGTCTGCAATGTCATGCCTGCAAACCTCCTGAAACTAGCGGAGGGGCGTGCGCCATGACTCGCACGCCCCTCCACCAACTTATCATCTGGCGGCTGTTCAAGGGAAAGGTCATCACATAACCACCGCCATTATCAAGTATACCACACTTTTAGAACGCTGGCGGATTAGACTTTCCATCCCACACACTCAGTAACGAATATGCCTGATTGTATCGAGTCGTGTACGGGCCGAACGGGAACGTGGATAGAATGTTGTTTTTGAGCTGTGCGAGGTTCGACGCCTTCGGCACCTTAAGCGCGTTCGCCGGTGACTGGTGATATGCCGTCACCCAAAGAATCTGCATTTTCGTGTCGCTATACTCTTTAGGATAGCCCGCATAGTCTTCCGCGAACTGCTTTCGCTGCCCCTCTTTCGACTCATTGCGTGCCGCCCACGTTCTGAACGCGGCCGCCTCCACTGAGGTGAGGGAACGTTTGAACGTGCCGCCCGACTCCATGAGCGCGGCTATTTCGGGTGCGGCGGTTTTGAATGCCTCATATCCGGTTGGGTCGGCGGCTTTCATCGAGTTGAGCACTTGCAGGCGGCGCTCGAAACTCCATTGCGCAATGCCGATCCCTTGCAAATTGGCGGCCTCTACCGCATCCCAGCGCAAACCGGACTCAACCGTTCCAACCACATAGAGCGCGTACGAGTTCCCCGCACTGACCGAGCTGGACGGGTGCCCCTGTCCTTGCGAGTCGGACGGCTGGGATTGCGACGCTTTTTCCGAAAAATTATTGGCCGTAGTACGGTAAAAGATCCGTGTCCGCGTCCCGGCATTGTCGGTCTCGTGCAAGTAGAGGTTATCGCCCTGCCAGTGTATCCACGCTCCCCCGCGTGACGTGTCGGGGTTGCCCTGGTTGTTGTCGCCGGTCGGATTATTGGCGTCCGGTTTCGGCATGGTACGGGGATGCAAGTAGCCTAATAGCCCAATGGTGGGGAACCATTTGAGTGCGCTGGCATCTGGATTTTGCGTGATAACGTAAATGTTCCCGTCTTTCACGCCGTCACCGGCGACTATGGCAACATGAGTGTATGGCGTGTAGGAACCGTACCCCCATATTGCCACGTCTCCCGCTACGGGCGAGTATCCATTGGCTGGAATGCGTTCGTACACTTGTTCGCACCGTGCCGACACGGGATATGAGGTGTACAAACCGCCCGCATACCCGGTGGGGGTTATGCAATCCTGTATGCTCATGCCGTACATATCCATACTGTATTTCGCCCACAAATCCCAGCATTGCGCCCCGTAAGCTCCGTCCATATCCCAGTAGCGGCCTTGCGTCTGCCTAATCCAATCATCAAAAGTAATAGCCATGCCACCATTATAGTGGCATGGCTATGTGTGGATTATCGGAGACTAAGCGGCGTAGGATGCCATGAAACTCGCATGACCCTGGTTGGATTCAAAGGCATTGTAAATACCCCACTCGCCGCTAGGTGCGATATAGCCCAGTGTCGGTGTAGTAACACTGCCACCGGTGACTATCCACGTCCAAATATTGTGACGTGGCTTAGCCCAGCCCGCCAACTGAGCGCCCTTACCCTGACCGATCGATGGGATCTCCCCCTGTCCATCCACGACAATAATTCCGTTCTGTAGCTTAAATTCCACTGGCATATCACCGAACTTGGAAACTGCATACTCCTGCCTGCCACGGTAGCTGTCCCGGCATGCGGTATAGAGGTATTTGGCAATGACTTTCGCACCAGTCGCATTAGGGTGAATATCGTCCGAAGGGAACCAACCGGTTTCAGCTTTGCACCACACGTACGCGCTGTCCGCTACCACCACACGATGATTGCCATGCGAAGCATTCAGAGCCCCGGCGAATAGGGCATCGTATTTATTCATGCCGTCTTCGTTGAGGGTGGAGTGATCGAACAGCATGGGGGCGATTACGATAATGGCGTTCGGGAATGCCGCTTCCATCGCCAACACCACGTCACGTGCCTTAGACATTCCTGTAGTCCAGTCCAGGATATCATTGCGGCCGCCCGCGCACACGGCAACCTTGACTTTAGCTTTGTTCACGCTGGTATCGGCTACGCAGTTGGCAACCTGCTGGGCAAAAGTTGAAGTGCTGGACACGTTGAAACCGGCACCGCTCTTTGCATAGTTCTTCCATTGCAGTTCCGGAAACATGGTAGACAATTGGTATGACCAAGTGCGTTCGCGCGTATTATCCGCGTAAGAATCTCCGAATGTAACTAAATATCCATCCGAATATTGAGACTGCCCCAGTTTTTCGAGGATCTGCGCAATCTGAGAGGAATTATTGCCCACCGAGGTGGATAGTGCGGTGATATCCGTAGTGTTTTTATCCCATTTTGTCTTATTTGCGGTGGCGTGCGCGGTGGTGTCGGCCCCTAGCGCGGTGAGGATGGTTTTGTTCGAGTCGGCTTTGCCGATTGCGGTGGTGGCGTCCACTCCAGCTTTATCCCACTTGGTTTTCGCGTCGGTGGCGTGCGCGGTGGTGTCCGCGCCGAGCGCGGCGAGAATGGCTCTATTGTTGTCTGCCTTACCTGCGGCTGTGGCGGCCGCTGCGGTGGCGGCGGTGGCGTCGGTACCGGCTTTATCCCACTTGGTTTTCGCCGTGGTGGCACTGTCCACTGTGTTGGCTCCAACCAGCGCCTTGACCACTTCCTCATCATGTGTTTCTCGCGACTCCACCCTCTCGATGCGATTGAGGTGCGTTTCGAGCGTGGTGTCGATGGTGCGCATGGAGCCGTTGTAGCCGTCGCGCAAATCAGCGGGGTCACTGTCTCCATAAAGGTTAAGCGCGTAGTTGTCGGTTTTGTCGTAGATGGTGGTCATTGGTTTGTTCCTTTGGTTTCGCGGATGAGGGTTTCGAGTTGGTGTATGAGTCGGTCGATCATCACCATTGCCCGATTATATCCGTCGCGCAGATCGGACGGGGTATCGTCGGTGTAGAGAGGTAGTCCGTAGGTTGTGGTGTGCCCGTACATGTCGCGGTTTTCGTCATTTTCATTCATAGCTTATCCTTCTCTGATGTAGATGCAGTTCCCGCAGGAATAAAAATCGGTCACCCCGTCCGTGACTATCGTCCCGGCTGGGGTGCGCCCTAGGCTCATGGAAAAATAAAACGGCAGGGCAAACCCCTTCAATGTCCCGGTGGCGGCATAGGAGAAATACAATGGGACCAGGATATTCGGCACGTCCCTCCCGACGGTGTCCTTCATCGCCATGTTGGATAGTGTCGTCTGGGTGTTATTCCAGCCCCCCGGTGTTCCCTGTTTCTTATCGTCCACCACCCATAGCAGCCCGAACGATTGAAGATAGTCGTTGGGGGTTTCCCCATTTACAAGCGAGTTGAGATATGCGATGTAAGCGACTTTGAGTTGTTCACTCCACACGAGAATGACCTGATCCTCAAACGTTGTTGATTTCGGAGTCGTTGCAATGTCGTTTATGGACAACATTGTCCCCCACGGTAGTGTTGCCGTCACGTTCTTGCCGTCTGGATCCTTTTGCACGTCGAACCCCGCTTGAGAGCATACTTCATCGAGCGCGATATTAAGCTGGGTTCTGAAGTCGCGGCCTTCTAAATCTTTCATCCCCCGAACGGTTATCGAGCTTATCGTTTTTTTGATGTCCATCATTCTCCATTCTTTTCGTGGACGATGAAATATGTCGCTTGGGTTCCCGGTGATGTGGCTCCGTCGACTGGGATATATCCTTTTCCGGTGATGCCGGCGGCGGCGGCGGTGTCGGCGGCTGATTCTGAGGTCGGGGCGTTACCCGCGGTTCTTCGTTGCCGAAAATCTCACGGTTGCCTAACACCGCCCAAGTGATGCAATCATGCTGTGCCGCCTGAGCCGTGGTTACGGTAGCCATCTGATTAACCCGCGCGCCGAATACGGCGAGTTCGCGGTACATGTCTCGATTAGTGTTTTTCGAGTCTTCGTACTTGCCGCGCGTCGGATTATAGGTTAAATCGGAGTCTTCATATTGTCCGACCTGCTTTTCCAAGTCATCCAGGGTTTCATTGATGCGCTCGAACTGCTCGTTGAAACCGGCTATCAGCTGATTGATGGCTTCAACGTCCGCGTTCTCGTCCTTGGCGAGATTGTCGAGCTGTTCCCTGATCTGGTCGAGATGCTCGGCCACCTCCTGCACGTATCCTAATACGGTCAACGTGTCTCGGTATGAAAACGGCTGAACCGTGGTGAAATACCGTTGCCGCGGGTCAATGTCCAAGGGCGCGGCGCACATGTTGATTCCGTCCATATATCCTCCAATCTGTCTCAAGTCAAGTATACTCTAGTGGCCGAGATTGTAGGAGAGAGACGTGGAATACAATTGTGGCACGTTGGTCATATTGTCGCCACTCCCCCACATACCCATAAACAGGTCTTCGAGCGAGTTAATGACCATTATGTCGATATTGAGCATGGTGTTACGCCAGTCCTGCAGGAGTTGGGACTGTGATCCGCTGGTCCCGAGCGTGTGTGACGTGCTGTTGCCTTTATCAGACGAATGCGCGTAATCCGTGTTGCTGGTACTGGTTGCGGTGGCGGTGCTGTCCTGCTGGGTTGCCGTATGCGTGTTGCCGGTTGAATCCGTCTGGCTTGCGGTGGTGGCGTACTTGCGAAAATCGTCGATACGGGTCTGCGGGAACTCGCTGTTGAACGTCATTGACGAATTGTCGGCGGTAGTGTCGGACGTGCTGTTGGCGGTGGACGTATTGGATTGTTTTCCAGTGGATTTGCCGCTCGACTCGTTCGTGCTGGTAGAGTCCATTTCCTGTCGAATGTCGGACGTGATGAACGGGTCGAACTTGCGTTGCGCGGACATATAGAGTTGGTTGAAATAGTCCATCTGCTCCCGCATGGTACGCCCCAAATAAAAGACGAACATTTGCGGCGTTTCGCTACCGATTTCACGCAATGCGTAGTGCGCGACGATTTTCTCGTTCAGTTTCGCCCTATAGTTTTCGTCGAAAATCGGATAATATCGGGCGCTCAAATGCAGTTTTTCATCCGTGTCAAAGCCACGGTCGATCAGATTGCCAAGCGTCAACGTGTAATCCGCCATGCCGTCTTTGATGGCGTACATGCTCAAGTCCTGCACCATATTTATTCCTCTTCCTTGTTTCCGTCAACGTCCAGGAGTCCGCCCGAAGTGGTGTCGTTCCACTCGATGCTGATCGGCTTCCCGGAGTCGGCCATTTGCGGCCACAACCGGTTGATCGTATCGCACGCCTGTTGACGCGCCTTCAAGTAGCTCAGGCGGAACACGTTCGTACGACTGTTTCCAGCCGTCACTTCCGACTCAAGCAGTCGTTCCTTCTTCTCCGTGGTGCTGTTGTCGATACCAAGATAGTTCACGAGTTCGTTCCAGATCTGCGTCTTCGTCGTGATGATCTTATCCGCCAAAAACGGGGTGACGTTCGGGAACGTTTGGAACATGCCGGTGATATCCGCACTGTCATATGTGTAAATGTACGGGTCTCCGTCTTCACGCGCCTTCATCAAATTTTGGGCGGTCAATTTGTTGGTTTCTGAAGTGGCGATGATCAACGGCACCGAAATATTGTCCAGATTCACGTCCAAAGCGCGGTCTGCGATGGCGAGTCGTGTGGCGTAATTCCACATGACGTCGATCATGGTGCAACGTAGTTGGTTGTCCCAAATCGGCACGCACTCCTTGCTACCGATCTGCGGGTGCGAGTAGTTCGTGGCAACCGGTTGGAACGACGTCGGATTATTATAATTGTTGACTCCGCCGATATTGCCCGACGTGACCATGAAACGGTGTACACCCTTGCGTTTGTCGGGGAAGAAGAGGGCCAAACCGTTCTCGAACAAGGTCAGTTCCAAATATCGCTCGTCAATGTACGGGGGTAGGTTAATCCATTTGAAACGCGACACTGCCAGCATTTCAATCAATTTCATATATTGGTTGATGCGTAATGATTGCCGCATTTCGGGAAGATTCAAATTGCCCCACATGGAGCCGAGCACGCTCTGGTTGTCCCAGTGCGCCGCCTTACGCGCGTTATTGCGTCTGCTCATGGTCACTGTCCTTAATATAAATAATGGAGAGAGGTTTTATGCTCTCTCCATTATATCTAGTATGCGATACCGGCCAGTGGCGTATTGTCCGCATAATCGGTGACGCCGATCTTATCGGGATCAGTCCACACCGTCACACCACTCTCGAAAATTCCCTTCACTGTCAATCGGTACTCTTCTGGGCACGTGCTCGAGCGTACGTACAATTCGTGCAGTTTCCAATAGGTAAAATTGCTCATGGCCATGAGATTCGCGGGAAGTTTCATGAACCTTTGCACATAATACCCGTACCTCAGCCACACTTCACCGATCGCTTGCATGGCGGCCGGTGGTATTTGCCGGAAGCGTACCATGACGCCGATCAATCCGTTCGCAAGATTGAAGGCGTCCCCGCCGAGCGCCCCCGACGTGGTGGGCGGTACTGTTTGGGTCTGTTGCACCTGGGCGTTGATGCCGGCGATGGTGTTCTCGTAGTCGCCTTGCGCGGTGGCTTGGGCGAGTTGCCGGTTCATGTCCGCGAACTGCATGGTCTGCTGATTGCTCAAGTTGGTTTGCGCAAGCGAGTAGGCGTTAGTCTGCGAGGTTGAAGCGTTGTTGGTGGTTTGCGTGTTCGCCAATTGCTGGTTCGCCGTCGAAACATTGTTGTCGTAAGTCATTTGGTTTGTCCACGCGCCGATAGCGGTGCCCGCGATGGCTCCGGCCACACCGCCGATATTGCCGGTGACGGCTGAACCGACCGCGTTCGCCACACCCGATCCGATGGTGTTGATTTGCGCCATCTGGTTGTTGAAGCCGAGGTTTTTCAGCGTCAAGTCGGTACTCATTTGCGCGCTCTGGTTGCTGATGGCGTTCATGGCGTTCCGGTTCGACGTGCCGAGCCGGTTTTGCTCACTCGCGTACTGCGTGCCGAGCTGGGCTTGAGCGTAGGCGTTGTTAATGCCCATCTGTGTTTTCTGGAAACTCCAGTCCGCGCTTTGCTGGGCGTATTGGCGCGTGTACGCGCTGTTTGCAAGCGCCAAAGCCGAGCCGTTGTTGACGGCCATGAAGGTGGGGAAATTGGTGATGCCAAATGATGCGTTAAGCATTTCGCCCGTATCGATAGGCAGTCCCTTACCGTCTGGTAGTGGTTGGCGTTCGCCCAAGTTTCCGGCATGGTAGCCGCGTGCATAAAAGTTCAGACGGGGCGACGGTGGCGCGTAATTCCATGATTCGCGGATAATCAGATCGGCAGACGGAATTTGCTCAGGCTCATACGTAATCACCGTGCCGTTCAAGCAACTGCATTCAATGTAGGCGTAAGGGGCGGTAAGGAATTTTTTCAGATACTTGTAGCGGTCGGGCAAAGTAAAAGTGTCTCGGAAATTCTTCAAGTTGATAATGTCCGTGTAGCGGGCGTTGCTATTGTCGTTTCTCTTGCGTAGTTCCCAGCAATTGCCAATAAAACCGACGGAATGTCCGAAAAGTTCCGTCTTTTTCGGCTGACCGTCCAACAGCGCTTGCGGCAGATGCGGCACGGCATAGATGCCGCAAATTCCCTGAGTGACCCACGGTGCGCTCATGCCTTCGGTGAAGAATGTGACAATATCGGCGGGCGTATCCAAATAGTACATGGATGTGCCGTTAAGCTGACTTTCGAACGCGCTACCCGTGGCGGTGTTGACCACCGGATTATCCTTGGTGCCCGTATCGGCTTCCAGATCGGTGGTGCTTACGATGATCAGCCCGTAGGATGTATATTTCACGCCATCATGAGCGCCAATATCCATGAGTGGTTTCCAAGCTTCGTTGGTGAGTACGGTGCATTTGCCGGTATCGAGTCCTTCGGGCAGATCCAGATACGTTTTTCCATAGTCTTTCCATGCGTTCTCGTTCGCAACCCCCACATGTCCTCTTTCCACATAGGCGTTGCCCAGGTGAATATCATGCTGGAATGACTGCCACACATCCAATTGGATATTCAATTGCGTGGTGTTGGCGTTCACATAGTCGCATGTCTGGATGAAATAATACCAACTACGGGGGGTGTCGAAATCGTAGTCGTTCGTCGCGATCAGATAATTGTATTGGCACGCTTGGGCGAACGGCACCGGTAGTCGTACCGGAAGGCCATATTTCGCCATAGTGCAGTCGGTGAACTCGATACCGTCCAATCGGTCGAAATAATCTCTTTGAGCTTGCTCGCTCCATCTGACGATATCCCTGTAGCCCATATCCCACGGCACGTTACACAATTTGAATCTGGTGTTTGGTGTCCATTTCGCATAACTGAAGTTTATAGGCAAGTCGTTTGCGCTCATAAAAGTTCTCCTAAAAATAATAGGTGTGGATAAAGTCTATCCACACCTATTTTAGCGGCTGACTGTCATCGCTATGCGGTGACGGTGACCTTTGCCGTTCCAGTGGCTCCGGCGAACTTCACGGAAACATTGGGGGCGCCCGCTGTGGTTCCGGTCAGCACGCCATTGGGGGTGATGGTCGCGTGGGCGTCCACCGTCCACGTGGCAAGATTGGTCACGTCCGCGGTGTTGCCGTCCGTCTTGGTGGCGATCGCCTTAAGAGCCACATGACCGTTCACTTTGACCGACTTTTCGCCTTGGATCTCAAGAGACTCGATGGCGCCGGCCTTCCAACCGCCAAGCCAAGTGCCGACCACCGGCACATCGAGCGCGGCGGAAACCGTCTGGTCGATTTCAGGCGTGGCCGGATTGATGTAGGTAGCCTGAGCGGTGACCTTAAGCGTTTCGGCGGTTTCATCCAAACCACAACGAAGAATACCGTCGTTGTCAATGGTCGTGAACTGGGAGGTTGCGCCCTCGACGGCATACTTGATACCCTTTGGCTGGAACGTCGCCGTTTCCTCGTTGGCGCTCGCAATGGTGGACACCACTTGCACCAAGTCTCCACGGGACACGTTCTGAGGAGTGATGGCGGACTGACCGTATTTCTGCACCTTCAGCTCGAATACCGGCGTGGAGGTGGTGAGCGTATCCGGCAACGTCACGGACTCGTTGGAGCCTTCGCCCGTCCAGAACAGGATCGCGTTAGCAAAAGGATTAGGAGTGATGCTACCCCTGTGCTTATAGAAAATGTTGCGCGTGCCGTCAATCGGGTTCACGGGAGAATTGGTGGTTTCCAGCATTTCATCCCAGCAGAAGAAAAAGTCCTCTGTGGTCAGCACTGCCTGGACCTTGCCGCCCTGTCCGCCGATACCGAACATGTCTTCGGGGATCGGAATGATACGATATGGCACGTTGACTTTATCGATATTGAACGCGGCGGCCAATGCTTCCACGTTGAGCGCGGCGATCACCTGCGGGGTGGCGAAGAGAATGGCTTCGGAATCGCGCCACGGCGTCACCCAACTCATGGCATTATATCGGGGCATGGCGCTCATTGGCGACGCCTTCAATTCGTTCGCCATCTGCTGGATGAGGCGCAGTAGTCCCTTCGCGTCCGCTTCGGTAGAGTCGGCCTTACCAACGTCAGGGGTATGCACACGGTAGAAACCGCCCTTACGAGCGTACTCCGCAAACGTCTGCGTCTTCATGAGATACATATCATTCCTATCCGAGAGGATAGGCGCGTTCATGATCTCAGCGATATAATCCGACATGCCGCTTTCGCCGTCGAACGCGGTCAGCAAGGCGTCTTCCGGAATGGTGACGGGGTAGTAATGGTCGAACGTGAGCGGGTGGAACACGCTTGCGGTCGGGAGACTGTAGCGTCCATACACGTCGTCACCCAAGTACTCTTTATTAAAATTACGGGTGCGTGCCTTGACCAGACCAACGGCGGCCTGCTCGTAAGTGGAGCCGTAACGCTTCAAGGTGCGGGGGGAGCCGATAAGCTTGAGCGGGTCATCCCAATCCGCGTGCTGGATATAGAGGCCGATCAGTCTCTGGATGAGCACGCCGGTGAACTCGTCACGCAAGTACGGGAAATTACGCATGGTGTCCACCGCGTTCCGAATATTGCCTTGCGTTGCGGACGGGATGCGGGTCTGGAACTGTGGGGAAGTGGCGTTGCGGACGGCGTTGAAGATCTCAACGTCACCCTTGCCCGCCAATGGTCGAATATTGGACATTACTTATACCTTTCTGTTTTAGTCGAACAAATCTTCGATAGATTCGGTGCTGTCATTGTCTCCGTCGCCGTCATTGTCGGACGGTGCGGGGTCATTGTAGCCGAGCGTGTCCATCATGGCTTTCAGTCCGGCCATTTCCTTTTCGATGCTGTCGAGTCGTGCGTAGATGCTGTCGATTCGTGCGAAAACGTCCGGCTCCTGGTTCAGCTCCGATTCCGGCTCCTCTTTCGGCTTTACCTCATCATCGACGGTTTCAGTCTGCCGTTCCTCTTCGGTCGGCGGCGGAGTAGTGGTTTCCTCTCCGTCATTGTTCGGGTCTTCCATGAAAGCTCCTTATGATTGGCAATAGTTCCACAGAAATTATATCATGTCGTAAGAAAATAAAATGACCCCGAAATCACGCGGGGTCGAAACGTCCCATGTGAGCGCGAGTTGAAAATCGTAGGGCACTACCGCCACGATAGTGATATTCACGGTCGGCGGCATTCTCAGCCGTGGCAATCCGACTCATGTTGCTCCCAGTCGAAAATCGACGCTCAGGAAGACACAAGTATTATAGCATAACCATTGTTCCGTAATCATCCATGACTTGCGTTCCATGCCGGAACTTTTCGTAGGGGATGGGCTGGGAGAACATGTTTCCGGCCATGCAAACGTCAACCTCCCCGTCTTCCCTCCATCCCTGATACCGGTTCATACCAAGGATAGTCAACTTCTCATATCTGGCGGCGATTTTCCACTTGCCTAGTTCGGTCGGGTGTATGTCGCATGATTCCACCGGCTCCCAACCGCTCAGGATACAGCCGTCCGTGTTCGCGTACAATAGCCGACCGGCGTTCGCGTGGCACACGTCCATAAGCTTGCGGCGTGCGTAGGCGTTGACCCACACGGGTACGGGCAGATAGTCGGTTTTCAGGTTCGATTCTTCGCGTTGTGCGACATCCCAGTCGAGAGTGATGCCGTCTTTGGAGAGGGGGAGTAGGACGGTGCCTTTGGGGAGACTCGCCATTTTGCCGACAAGCGCGTTCATGATCAGTTTCGCCATCTGCCGCTTCTCGCCAGTCGCCCGTTGTTTCAAGTCCCCCCATTCATCGATGAACGAACGGAAAAATCCCTTGCTTCTACGGAATTTCCACCCCATTACATGCTTGTAGACGTTCACGTCATAATTCTCGTATAGTAGTTGTTGGTCAATGTCGGTCAATACGCGCGTGACATATCCGCGAGTGGAGATGAGCCGGTTCAAGCCGTACACGCTGCGGTTGTCAAGCAGGAAGGGGTATCCGTCCGGCTTCAATTCCGCACGAAACGTGAGTTCGTCACAATGCAATGGCATGTCATCATCTTGGATGTATTCGCCGTCGTATTGTTCCGGTTCGCCCCACGGCAACCACTCGTCCCGCAAAATGCTCGGATACATGGAATTGCAGTCGACGTCGATGGCCTTACCGTACATGCCCTCTTTGGCGATCATAAATCCGCCGATATAAGCATCATGCAATGACTTTTTATCCTCGGGTTCGAGCTGGGGAAATTTGTCGTAATACCATTTCCACTCGCCGGACGCGAACGCCTCCATACTCGCCCCGCCAGCCGTGATCTTGCACAAACCACGGTTATCGTATTCGCGCAGAATGTTGAGCAGTTGCGTGTCGGTCATGGTGAGACGGCAGTTCTCACGTAAAAGGTTGGAAACGTCGAAAAAGCGTGCCGAGTTCTCACGGTCGATACGCACGGTGAAACTGAAGAACTTCCCCTTTTTTGAGATGATGGCATCCCAGCTCAGATTAGAGTTGTGTTCGTTGTGGGGCAATGAGTGTACGACGTGCGCAATAAACGGATCTAAAGTGTCTGGGTCAGTCACATATATAGTGAGTTTTCCGCCCGTCATGATGGACGCCAAAAGGCGGTTGGGCGCGGTGACGTCACGCAGGACGGTGCCGTCCGTAAAGCGTATGACGTTATCCGCGCACCACAATCCCACTCTTTTATCTTGCCTGGTCATGGTACAACTTTCTTTGATTGACTGCCGCTACTTTTCCAACGCGCCAGCTTCCGTCATCCATCGGTCGAACTGCCGTCGGGAACGCTGATAGCCCTCGCTGTTGTCACGGAACACCGAAGTGAAACCGTGCCGAACTGGGTCATATACCGTCCAGTCGAACACGATTCTGGGGGCGTCCGTCTGCTCGATGAACGCGCGTTTTTGTGCGGCTGAGAGTTGGCGGAATCGTTTCAACCGTTTCGAACCAAGCGTGGTGGCCAAGATCTTCTCGAACACCTCATAACGCCCCCGACTCATATAGGACGGCCAATCATCATCGTCATACAAGTCGAATTGATCGGTTTTCTTCCGCTTCCTGGACGGTTTGCGCTTGCGTTTCCGTTCGGTGCGCAATCCGAGAATTTCGGCGGCGTCATGCATCTGCTCAAGCAGTTCGTTGCGATGGCCGCTTTCCAGTTGGGAGCGCACGAACGCTTCGTCTGACAGCACGTTCGTCATTTGCAGAAAATCAGTGAGCTTCGATGGAATGATCTGATTACGTCCGAAACCATCACCGGTGGTGCCGGTGATTTCAGCCACGCGCTGATCATACACGCTTCGCTGGGGCATGGCTTGCACCTTGTTCCATTCATTGATCTTGCGCCGTGCCGCATTGATTTTCCGTTGCTGTTGCCTCAAGAGTTTGCGCCGTTTCGCCACGGGTTCCGCGTCAATCTGCGCGTCTGTGATGGGCGTGCGCTGTGCAAACATGTAGTCTTTCTTCGTGGGCTTTTCCACGGCACTGGCATGGTATGGTGTTGCTTTCGCTTCCGCTATGGCCTGTTTCTTCTGCCGTTCCCACTCTTTGCCTAAGGTTTTCGCGATATTGACTAGTTGTTTGTCCGCGGTTTTGGCGAGATTCGAGCGGGAGTAAGCGCCAAGCTGTTTGATATTACGGGCGGCGCGGGCTTGCGCGGCCTGACGTGCCTTGACATGCTTTTGCTTTCGAGACATATGGCACAGTCCTTAAGATGGCGAGAGCACCCAAGATTGGGTGCTCCCTATAGATGAACGCTACTCAGTTATTATAGCAAGCTCACTTGGTTTCCTCATCCACCGGCTCGATGCTGAAAAACTTGAAGCCACGGCGAGAGCGGCGTTCGACAACCTTGATGCACAGCGGTTCCGTCCAGGTGTTCGGCGTGCCGAAGATGCCGAACATGGTGTTCAGTCCCGCCGCGAGAGTGGGGGAGGTGGCCGCGTACGCCTTGTTATCGTCGGTCACGATGATGACGCGCACGGTGTTGGAGATTTCGCCCGTCTGATCGTCGGTCACCTGTACCGCCTGGGCAACGGCGTTCGTCATGTTCAGCGGCTCGTTGAGGTGTTCGTCAAGCTTTTCGGCGTTCTGCAATGCCGAATAGAGCTTGATCTTGCCTTCACGGGTCGAAGTATCGATGAAGTGCTGGACGGTGCCGAGTTCGGTGTTCTCGGTGTTGAAAGCGACGAGTGCGGTACTGTTGTTTTCCATTGTTTAACCTTTCCTAGATTATTGTTATTTTATTTTTCAGGCTTATGCCTAAAATCTTTCATATCACATACCGTCATTATTTTCAATGTCGGCGTGTCGTTTTGTGTGCTCTTCGGGGTTCCACTCTTGCGGTTCCTCAAAAGTCGCATACTTATAAAAAGTCTCCTCATTCATTGAGACCTTTTGTGAAAAAATGTTGATGGAACGTGGAATGAAATTCGGAAACAATTTCTTCGCACGAATCGAATACGCGCGAGCGTCCTTAAGGCGTCCGTCGATAACGTGCTCGGATTCCATGAAGTCGCCGTCCACCAATTCCATGCCCTTCAGCACGGCATAGACGCGCGTGCGGAAAATTTCGGTTTTGGTTCTAGCCAATTTTCACCTCCCCTTGCAGTAAGATTTTTTGCAATTCACTGTCATCATAACGTGTCGTGTCGAGTCTGTCAAAATTTTTAAACACAGCAATAATCAGTTTTTCCGCTTGAGGACTATCAAAAACCGTACAACAGTCATACGACGTACCGCCCTTGACCGCGCAGACCGCGCACCATGCAATCAGGTTAGGCGGATTGATGGAACCGTCCAAATGTTCCACGTCGGACGTGCGAGACAGTACGGCGGCGAGTCCACCCCCAATGGTCAGACCGCCCGCAATCTGAGACACAGTAATCACCGCTTGCGTAAACCACTCACTAGGAGCTTCACGCCACAACTCACACAACATGTTGACAGCGCGACAACATGTCTCAAAATCACCATACCCCAGGTCAAAACGCTTCAAGTTCAGTTCACGCTTATGGCCTTCTGTGGCGCGGACAATACGCTTGCTTTCCATGATCGCATCATCAAAGTCACGCATACGGTAAATAGGACGCCTATCATCACCACGCCTAAACATAATACCGCTCCTCAACGCGAAAATAACCGATATTCTCCGTATGAGACCGGATAGCCGCCCACCGTTTAATCAAGTCCACCGCATCCTTATATGAGGACGCATAACCGACTTCGATAGGCGGCTTATCACCATGCCTCAGATACGCGAGTGCAACAAAAGTTTCATACATGACTAAAACTCCACTTCCTCGTTAGTAGACTCGGCACCGAGCCTCCACATGTCATGCCACAATTGCGGATCAGGACACCGTTTCGGAGGATTAGTGGCGCTCCGCTTATGCTGTCCCCCAGCCCAAAACGCACGCAAACGCCAATAACTATCAGCGTCCGGACACGTGCCGCACAACCACGAATGTACCCAACCACGAAAATACATATCAATCCCTATCCAGTAGTGGGGTATTGGCAATATCGATAGCGTCAACAAGCACGTCCGCCACCTGGTCATAGTCGGTAGCACTATACGACGCCATCTCCACAGCCGAATGCAGTCCATCCGGCGAGCAAAACGCCACATCATACTTCAACCTATACGACTGACTATGAGAGCAATACCACAATTCCACATCACCGCCCCAATACTGAGACGGAAACACAGCAACCTTCATATCACAATAACGCATGATCAGCAATCTTTCACTACAAAAACCAATACAATAGCCACGCCCACAGCGAGCATGACCAAAAAACAAAAAACGTCACGCGCATTACGCGGCAGTTCGCAAAACACCATAGCCGCCATCGTAAGAAACAGCGCGGAAATGATACATATAGCAATAATCATAGATATCACCATATCACACCCACCTTTCTTCATAAGTCCTATAAAATTCCTTAAAATCAAAATTATGGTAATACCTAAAACCGTCATCCAAGTCAACAAAATCCATCATTGGAATCCAGCGGCCACACATTACATCATACATCTGGAATCGGTAATCAACCCCGCAGTAGTCGCATGGATGCTCACACCACCGAAAACGACGGTCTAACCCCGTGAACGTGTCAACAACAGTGAAATAATGCCATTCCACAATAACCCCCTCCAATCAAACCAAAGACACGTCAACTATAGCCAAAACGACACAAACAACAGCAATCACACAGAGTGCAATCACGGCGAGAGTGAGAAATAGGATTTTTAAAACATTGTATGGCCTAATTTCATTGAATACAATTACAATAAACGGAATAGTAGCCAATGAACCAATAAATCCTACCGAACAAAGGATGAATTGTATTACATCAAACATAAGTTCCCGGTTCACGCCAATACCACCTTCACAACGCCGACCATAGTGCCGTCTATATCAAACGTGGCGTTATCAATATCCACGCTCACATTACGCCCAACATAAGCGCTACGAACATGAGACAACACGCCATCCAACGACGCTTTCAACGACACTGTATGAAACACGCCACTAGGCTTCACACAATCAGACAAAACCTCAAAAACCTGAAAACCGTCACTGGTAATAATGAAATACCACATGATAGACCTCCAATCAGTGAGTCAAGGCGTCAGCTACCGCTTCCGCGATAGTGTCCCCAGTTCCCAAGACGGCAACAGGACGACAATACCTAGCGCAAACGGTGTAAAACACCTCAACCGCGTCCACCTTACGTCCATCTTCGATAGTGCGATAGTATGGAGTCTCAACCCTTTTAACGCAAGCGCGTGCCATCAATTCACGCACTTCCTCGATACTGACGCCCGCTTCCTCTGCGATTTGCTTATAACTTTCCATTTTATTTACCTCCCTTGTGGTCAATATTTTTATTATAACACAAACAAACGACACGCCCCAAAACAAAACAAAACAAAAAAATAAAAAACAACCACCAACCGGCAGACAAACAAGCTACGGTTACGTTACCGTAACCTAGCTGGACACAGATTGTTGCATATACAACCATTGACACAGTGTCAATAAAAAAAACGACACGCCCGAAATAAAAAAACTTGACAGACAGGCGTAAAAAAAATATAATAGAGGCATGAACAAAACAAAGAGACAAGGACCACACAGAACAAAAAAAAATAATACACAAATAAAAAAAACCACAAGGGAAAATCTTCACACAAACCCACAC